TCGAAATTTACTGTGTTATGCGTTTATAGTGTAGGGCTATTCACTTCTTAAAATTGCAACCTCTGTAAAACTGGCGGATGCGTCCGCCATAAAATTAAGGTTAATTTAAAAGAAATGACGGGAGAGCCCCATGACATATAGCCACCCCGCGGTTGCTGCGAGTGCTTCCTCCACTCTTCCTAAGGAAGAGCAGGGACATAATATACTACTGGTGTGTTGATGTAACCAATGAAAGAAAAATCATCAGCTGCTGCAACAGCCACGTTCAATAAACCTGACTTAACAGTAGTAGTTGGATTTGTTGTAGACATTAATATTGTGGCTCCCATATCGGAACCGGCAGAAAGATCATATCGTCTACAAGGATAATATCTTTTGTTTGTGTAGTAAGGTATTTCAGCATCAACTACGGTGCGACCACCTGCAAGAGCCTCTCCCAAGGTAAATCCTGCATTGCCATTCGAAATTGATGTCAAACCTAAGTTGCCAACTGTGGTGACATAAGACCGTGCTAAAGCACTAGAAGATGTACCAGAAGGAGCAACTGAAACCGAAGCTAAATAATTGGCCGTCGGCGTGCGAGTGAGAATAAGATGATTACCTTGTAAATCACTAGTGCTCATATCAGTAATGCGTAATCTTATTCCACCACGCCTACCTAAAAATAATGGTGCAAACCATGATAAATGGGTATTGTTTACGTAGTTAGTGGAAGCTGTACCAGTTAAATGCATACCGTTAGGAGCTTTACCCCTATGTAAAGGAAAAGCTGATATATTCCAAGTAAATAAAGAATTACCTGTAGGTACGGCTGGCATAGGTAACACTGTATACAAATTATACCTTTTAAGTAAAGCACGTAAGCTAACAATGGGATCACCATGAAAAATATGTGCAGCTTTATCATCTGGTTTTATATAATTGCCAAAAACCGCATTAACTTTTTTGGCTGAACGAAGCATTAAATCATCTTGCATCATTTCTCCAGATTGAGGGAAAAAAGAGTAATTGTTCATAGAATTCTCTGGTTCAAAAAATTCAAAATCTGGACCAGCACAAGCATAGCATAAAATAGTGATATCACTAACTGCTTGCCCACTGCAAGTCAAATCATTTTGAACGACAACTGCTAATGTGCCGTTGTCAAATTGAGGACTATGTGAAATACCAGAAGCTCCAAAAGTGGTACCAACACCACCAGTTACTCCACTAGCACCAGGTCTAACAGTTCTATTATAAGCAAGGTTACTCATATGGCAAACATCTATAATAGCCTCATGGGATTCAGATAAATCCCAAATATAGTTGTAATTAGTATTAGATTCATAAACCGTCGTGGCTGAAGTAGTACCAAAGCCAGCAGGATCATATATAATACGCAATCTCCCTCTGTGGAAAGAGGAAGCAACGGCTACAAATCTAAATCTTATGGAACCTCTCCAATATCTAAAAGCCTGAGCAGCATAAGTCATGGGACACATGGAAATTTGTGGTGCAGTAGCACCAATACCAGTCACCCAAAAATTAGGTGAAACATTCATAAAAAATAAAGCCTTACCAGGCAACATCGATGTTTGCCAACTTTGTCCAGAAACACAAGCTTCTCTTTCTATAATATCGCTAATAGCCATAGAATCCTTACCTGAAAAACCTACCACACGAGGATCCACGGTAACTTCTTGTTTATCATCCAAAGTCATTTTGTATATAGGATCTTTCTGATTAGTGGAAGCAAAATTAGGATATTTCCTTTCTCTAACTGTGTGAAAATCTGTTATAACATTTGGCCGCGAAAACCCGAAAATATGTGCCATACTAGATAAAGAAGAAAACATATATTGGGAAACTCTAGCATAGGGAGCTATACTGGGTATCTTAATTAATTGACCAGATACTTTTGCAAGCACATTGGCTGTGTGTTCAACAGGTCCAGGTTCAGAATACTCATCAGACGACTGTGGAACTAAACCGGGTAAATTATTGGTAGTTGGAGCTCCAAATACTATATTTTCAGCCCAAGCCATTACAGAAATGGTAATGGTATCAACTGCAGGGCCAATTTGCTGCAAAGGTGCAAATTCTGCTAATATAATTACACCTAAATCATTTTGTTCACTAGTTAACGTGTTAAAAGCTTCAAATTTATGCAAATAAGGCATTCGCAAACAACCACCTTGACTAGTGGTGGGATTGAGATAAACCCCTGGCAATTGAGAAATACGCATTCTAGTGGATTGATTACCTGCCGTAGTTATACCAGTAGGATTAGAGATGTTGTCATCTCCAGAATTTGGCAAAACTCCAGCAAAAAACCTACCATAATGAAATGGGGAACCATTTATCATAAACTTAAAACAAACATCACATTTAAAATTCCTAAAATTGTTCATTCTGTTCATAACTCTCTTATTTGTAAAAAATAAACCGGGAGATATGACAACAGGAGTTGTTAAAGGGTTTAAAGTGACAGATTGTGTGTTTGGAGTGACAACATAAGAAGCAATATTTGTTGGACGCGATAAAAAATGTTTAAGTTGTTCTATATCACTATCCCTAGAATACAATGTGCGTTCATGGTCTATATCAAAAGAAACTTCTTCGTACATAGTATCGTTAACAAAAGTTGTTAAGACTTGGCCCATATCTTTAGTTAAACTTTCAGATGTTAAAACACCTGATTGAGGCAAGAAAATTTGTTTTTTGATTGGAGGACCATTGGGATTAGCTTCGTTATATCTTTTAATGAACCTTTTTGCAGTATTTGCCGCAGAAGCATAAAAATTGCCATCAGGCATAGGTAGCGTAAAATCACCCAATTCAAAATATGCATTGTATTCTGTTTTCTTTTGCAAAACTTCTTGAATCGCATCTATAACAATAGACCCATCAGGATACAAAAATTCAGGTATGACAACTACGCCCTCATAAACTTCAAACTGAGGAAAAATGCCAGATTGAGGAACAAAAGAAGGCAAAGGGCCACCCACAGTACATATATGGCACATTGCCTGCGGCCAATATGTTGTTGTAGGTCCCTTCGATATGAGGCCATGATACTTAGGAGAACAATGTGTTGCTCTGCAACATCCATGTGGTACAGATTGTCCAAATGAGAGTTGCCTAAGTTCAGATTCAGATTGATCTGAATAAAGCGGACTATCCAGTCCTTCCGGGGGAGTAAATCCGGCTATACTCCAGGGTTGTTCATTATTTGACTGCGAGGTTGAACTGCCTCCTTGTTTGTTAGTGAGTCAATTTTAAAGGGAGAAATTAACTCAATTTCCTCCCCGATAAAAGGTTCAAAGAGCCCTTGAAAGAAAGCCTAAACATAAATTGCTCTAATTTATGTCCGGTAACCAATTCATCCAAGTTCTGCACCATAAGAAGACCGCCACCTATTAACGCGATCCTCAAAATTTAAATGACTAGTTAAACTGTATCTATTCAAATTATGCGATTTTAAAAATAAAAGAATTTTAGATCTAAAATTTTCATATTTTTCTTCACCATGGGCAAAATATTCGTGCAAAGCACCATCTATAACTTGCCCTATTAATTCCTCATCGGTGACATGAGGTGATTTGATGCCATAAGACAAAGATTTCAAAATAGAATCTTCATCTAAAGCACCTATACTTAAATCTAATTCAGAAATGTAAATATTCTTTCTTTTTAAAAAATCAACTTCATTAAGATCCATATATTTTAAATGGTCCCCTGTTTTAGAAGGAGGAGTATAAGTTAAACCATAAGTTAAAAGTATGCGAGCCTTGTCTATAGAATTAAACCATTCACAATCCGATGAGACTGAGCCTATGTCATCATCACCATATGTTATCTGACTAACATATTTACGGTAATAACAAAATGAAGGACTAGGTCTAAGTTCAAAAAACGCACATCTAGATAAAACTGAATTTACAATAGAATTTAAATATACTGTTAAATTTTGCCCGCTAGGATTCCCACCCATTAATGTAATTAAAGAACCATAATAATTGACAATTGGAGTAGTGACATCAGAAATCATCGATTCCATTATTATAAGAGACTTGTCATCATAACCAAGGTCCTGCGCCAATAAAACTAATATCTTCATACAAGCTTGAGTGACATTTAATGGCAATTGTTGGTCATATCCAGAATAATCCCCAGCAACAATTCTATCAGAACCATGTGTGGAAATATGGTTCATAAGCACTTGCCAATTAGGTGAATGACTGTCTATGCCCACCGCACATTCAGAAAGTAATGGAATTTCAGACAATAATCTGACAATAGGTAAAAAATATTTCCTTAAAATCAATTTAAAATCAGTCGAAGCACCGAAAAACACTCGAACTTTATCGCTACCAATCTTTTTTGGCTCGTCTTTTAAATGAGCTGTAAAAACAGGATACGCCCTCTCGCCATTTAAATATAAATTTTCCATTTGCTCAATTCGGTCCCAGAAAAAAGATGAATTTGAATCAAATTCTTTTTGATTATCAGGACCTTGAACAAAATCAGACATCTTACCTGATAATGGAAAGCCAATTGAAGAAGTCATTTTTAGACCATCAATGTATCGCAAGCCATTAATTCCATTAATTGTTTCCATCTTATCTAATGGTCTACAAAATAATTTACCAGTCTTATAAAACATTTTTAATTCTTTTGAAATAGGCAAATAATAATCATTAATGGCTTTCTGCAAAACTTCAGAAGATGGTCCAATTCCAGGTTCAGCAAATTTGGCTAAATTCTTAGAAAAATGATACCATTTCGGAGGGTTGTTCATATTAGGAGGTCCATGTATTATTTGCTTATCTAAGCATTTAAATAAATCATCAGCATATTTCCGCTTAACAACTTTTGTGCGATACTTATGAGTATCACCTATGATGCCATGATTAATAATATAACTAGGATCATCAATGAAATTTAAGGGATGATCAGGTCTAGTATTAATCTCAGGATCCTTAGAGCGATTGCGAGGGTGCGTTAAACCAAAATGAGGATCAAATAAACCCTCAGACGCAACATTGACTACGTCTACATTATCTAAAGTTAAAAATTTAATAGAAGATTCTAATTGCTGACGTGTAACAAAACCAGCACACCCATGAGGTGTACCTGTGGCACCACCTAGATGAAAACCTAAGATGGCTGTGGGTTTAGTATTGGAAACCCAAGTTCCCATACACATACCAGAAAAAGTTTTGGTTCCATCTAATAAAGAATATCTAAAACCAGTATAAGAAGAACCATTAATAACACCATTATTCACACATTTCTGGTACAGATCTGGGTGTATTATATGTTACCTATGGCGTCCCAATGTCTAACTTGTTAAAGTTTTTTACTACTATTTCTTCTAATAGATCTTTGCCTGCTGAAATGGCTTATTTAACACACGAGGGATATAGAAATAGAACTAGTGCAAGACTTGATCCGGGTATTCAAACTACGCAAGGAAATGGTGTTATTAATGGTTCTTCTTATACTGGTTTTAGATATTCTTTATTAGATGGAACCAAAACTTTTTCTGGTATGTGTATGGGAACTTGGGTTTCCAATACTAAACCCACAGCCATCTTAGGTTTTCATCTAGGTGGTGCCACAGGTACACCTCATGGGTGTGCTGGTTTTGTTACACGTCAGCAATTAGAATCTTCTATTAAATTTTTAACTTTAGATAATGTAGACGTAGTCAATGTTGCGTCTGAGGGTTTATTTGATCCTCATTTTGGTTTAACGCACCCTCGCAATCGCTCTAAGGATCCTGAGATTAATACTAGACCTGATCATCCCTTAAATTTCATTGATGATCCTAGTTATATTATTAATCATGGCATCATAGGTGATACTCATAAGTATCGCACAAAAGTTGTTAAGCGGAAATATGCTGATGATTTATTTAAATGCTTAGATAAGCAAATAATACATGGACCTCCTAATATGAACAACCCTCCGAAATGGTATCATTTTTCTAAGAATTTAGCCAAATTTGCTGAACCTGGAATTGGACCATCTTCTGAAGTTTTGCAGAAAGCCATTAATGATTATTATTTGCCTATTTCAAAAGAATTAAAAATGTTTTATAAGACTGGTAAATTATTTTGTAGACCATTAGATAAGATGGAAACAATTAATGGAATTAATGGCTTGCGATACATTGATGGTCTAAAAATGACTTCTTCAATTGGCTTTCCATTATCAGGTAAGATGTCTGATTTTGTTCAAGGTCCTGATAATCAAAAAGAATTTGATTCAAATTCATCTTTTTTCTGGGACCGAATTGAGCAAATGGAAAATTTATATTTAAATGGCGAGAGGGCGTATCCTGTTTTTACAGCTCATTTAAAAGACGAGCCAAAAAAGATTGGTAGCGATAAAGTTCGAGTGTTTTTCGGTGCTTCGACTGATTTTAAATTGATTTTAAGGAAATATTTTTTACCTATTGTCAGATTATTGTCTGAAATTCCATTACTTTCTGAATGTGCGGTGGGCATAGACAGTCATTCACCTAATTGGCAAGTGCTTATGAACCATATTTCCACACATGGTTCTGATAGAATTGTTGCTGGGGATTATTCTGGATATGACCAACAATTGCCATTAAATGTCACTCAAGCTTGTATGAAGATATTAGTTTTATTGGCGCAGGACCTTGGTTATGATGACAAGTCTCTTATAATAATGGAATCGATGATTTCTGATGTCACTACTCCAATTGTCAATTATTATGGTTCTTTAATTACATTAATGGGTGGGAATCCTAGCGGGCAAAATTTAACAGTATATTTAAATTCTATTGTAAATTCAGTTTTATCTAGATGTGCGTTTTTTGAACTTAGACCTAGTCCTTCATTTTGTTATTACCGTAAATATGTTAGTCAGATAACATATGGTGATGATGACATAGGCTCAGTCTCATCGGATTGTGAATGGTTTAATTCTATAGACAAGGCTCGCATACTTTTAACTTATGGTTTAACTTATACTCCTCCTTCTAAAACAGGGGACCATTTAAAATATATGGATCTTAATGAAGTTGATTTTTTAAAAAGAAAGAATATTTACATTTCTGAATTAGATTTAAGTATAGGTGCTTTAGATGAAGATTCTATTTTGAAATCTTTGTCTTATGGCATCAAATCACCTCATGTCACCGATGAGGAATTAATAGGGCAAGTTATAGATGGTGCTTTGCACGAATATTTTGCCCATGGTGAAGAAAAATATGAAAATTTTAGATCTAAAATTCTTTTATTTTTAAAATCGCATAATTTGAATAGATACAGTTTAACTAGTCATTTAAATTTTGAGGATCGCGTTAATAGGTGGCGGTCTTCTTATGGTGCAGAACTTGGATGAATTGGTTACCGGACATAAATTAGAGCAATTTATGTTTAGGCTTTCTTTCAAGGGCTCTTTGAACCTTTTATCGGGGAGGAAATTGAGTTAATTTCTCCCTTTAAAATTGACTCACTAACAAACAAGGAGGCAGTTCAACCTCGCAGTCAAATAATGAACAACCCTGGAGTATAGCCGGATTTACTCCCCCGGAAGGACTGGATAGTCCGCTTTATTCAGATCAATCTGAATCTGAACTTAGGCAACTCTCATTTGGACAATCTGTACCACATGGATGTTGCAGAGCAACACATTGTTCTCCTAAGTATCATGGCCTCATATCGAAGGGACCTACAACAACATATTGGCCGCAGGCAATGTGCCATATATGTACTGTGGGTGGCCCTTTGCCTTCTTTTGTTCCTCAATCTGGCATTTTTCCTCAGTTTGAAGTTTATGAGGGCGTAGTTGTCATACCTGAATTTTTGTATCCTGATGGGTCTATTGTTATAGATGCGATTCAAGAAGTTTTGCAAAAGAAAACAGAATACAATGCATATTTTGAATTGGGTGATTTTACGCTACCTATGCCTGATGGCAATTTTTATGCTTCTGCGGCAAATACTGCAAAAAGGTTCATTAAAAGATATAACGAAGCTAATCCCAATGGTCCTCCAATCAAAAAACAAATTTTCTTGCCTCAATCAGGTGTTTTAACATCTGAAAGTTTAACTAAAGATATGGGCCAAGTCTTAACAACTTTTGTTAACGATACTATGTACGAAGAAGTTTCTTTTGATATAGACCATGAACGCACATTGTATTCTAGGGATAGTGATATAGAACAACTTAAACATTTTTTATCGCGTCCAACAAATATTGCTTCTTATGTTGTCACTCCAAACACACAATCTGTCACTTTAAACCCTTTAACAACTCCTGTTGTCATATCTCCCGGTTTATTTTTTACAAATAAGAGAGTTATGAACAGAATGAACAATTTTAGGAATTTTAAATGTGATGTTTGTTTTAAGTTTATGATAAATGGTTCCCCATTTCATTATGGTAGGTTTTTTGCTGGAGTTTTGCCAAATTCTGGAGATGACAACATCTCTAATCCTACTGGTATAACTACGGCAGGTAATCAATCCACTAGAATGCGTATTTCTCAATTGCCAGGGGTTTATCTCAATCCCACCACTAGTCAAGGTGGTTGTTTGCGAATGCCTTATTTGCATAAATTTGAAGCTTTTAACACGTTAACTAGTGAACAAAATGATTTAGGTGTAATTATATTAGCAGAATTTGCACCTTTGCAGCAAATTGGCCCTGCAGTTGATACCATTACCATTTCTGTAATGGCTTGGGCTGAAAATATAGTATTTGGAGCTCCAACTACCAATAATTTACCCGGTTTAGTTCCACAGTCGTCTGATGAGTATTCTGAACCTGGACCTGTTGAACACACAGCCAATGTGCTTGCAAAAGTATCTGGTCAATTAATTAAGATACCCAGTATAGCTCCCTATGCTAGAGTTTCCCAATATATGTTTTCTTCTTTATCTAGTATGGCACATATTTTCGGGTTTTCGCGGCCAAATGTTATAACAGATTTTCACACAGTTAGAGAAAGGAAATATCCTAATTTTGCTTCCACTAATCAGAAAGATCCTATATACAAAATGACTTTGGATGATAAACAAGAAGTTACCGTGGATCCTCGTGTGGTAGGTTTTTCAGGTAAGGATTCTATGGCTATTAGCGATATTATAGAAAGAGAAGCTTGTGTTTCTGGACAAAGTTGGCAAACATCGATGTTGCCTGGTAAGGCTTTATTTTTTATGAATGTTTCACCTAATTTTTGGGTGACTGGTATTGGTGCTACTGCACCACAAATTTCCATGTGTCCCATGACTTATGCTGCTCAGGCTTTTAGATATTGGAGAGGTTCCATAAGATTTAGATTTGTAGCCGTTGCTTCCTCTTTCCACAGAGGGAGATTGCGTATTATATATGATCCTGCTGGCTTTGGTACTACTTCAGCCACGACGGTTTATGAATCTAATACTAATTACAACTATATTTGGGATTTATCTGAATCCCATGAGGCTATTATAGATGTTTGCCATATGAGTAACCTTGCTTATAATAGAACTGTTAGACCTGGTGCTAGTGGAGTAACTGGTGGTGTTGGTACCACTTTTGGAGCTTCTGGTATTTCACATAGTCCTCAATTTGACAACGGCACATTAGCAGTTGTCGTTCAAAATGATTTGACTTGCAGTGGGCAAGCAGTTAGTGATATCACTATTTTATGCTATGCTTGTGCTGGTCCAGATTTTGAATTTTTTGAACCAGAGAATTCTATGAACAATTACTCTTTTTTCCCTCAATCTGGAGAAATGATGCAAGATGATTTAATGCTTCGTTCAGCCAAAAAAGTTAATGCGGTTTTTGGCAATTATATAAAACCAGATGATAAAGCTGCACATATTTTTCATGGTGATCCCATTGTTAGCTTACGTGCTTTACTTAAAAGGTATAATTTGTATACAGTGTTACCTATGCCAGCCGTACCTACAGGTAATTCTTTATTTACTTGGAATATATCAGCTTTTCCTTTACATAGGGGTAAAGCTCCTAACGGTATGCATTTAACTGGTACAGCTTCCACTAACTACGTAAACAATACCCATTTATCATGGTTTGCACCATTATTTTTAGGTAGGCGTGGTGGAATAAGATTACGCATTACTGATATGAGCACTAGTGATTTACAAGGTAATCATCTTATTCTCACTCGCACGCCGACGGCCAATTATTTAGCTTCGGTTTCAGTTGCTCCTTCTGGTACATCTTCTAGTGCTTTAGCACGGTCTTATGTCACCACAGTTGGCAACTTAGGTTTGACATCAATTTCGAATGGCAATGCAGGATTTACCTTGGGAGAGGCTCTTGCAGGTGGTCGCACCGTAGTTGATGCTGAAATACCTTACTACACAAACAAAAGATATTATCCTTGTAGACGATATGATCTTTCTGCCGGTTCCGATATGGGAGCCACAATATTAATGTCTACAACAAATCCAACTACTACTGTTAAGTCAGGTTTATTGAACGTGGCTGTTGCAGCAGCTGATGATTTTTCTTTCATTGGTTACATCAACACACCAGTAGTATATTATGTCCCTGCTCTTCCTTAGGAAGAGTGGAGGAAGCACTCGCAGCAACCGCGGGGTGGCTATATGTCATGGGGCTCTCCCGTCATTTCTTTTAAATTAACCTTAATTTTATGGCGGACGCATCCGCCAGTTTTACAGAGGTTGCAATTTTAAGAAGTGAATAGCCCTACACTATAAACGCATAACACAGTAAATTTCGA